GTTCGCGCTCATGGCAGGCGGAATCGGCACGTTGACCGTGTCGCCAGCCTGTCCCAGCACAGGTTCATAGTTGCGGTTAACCAGGTTGCCCATAACCAGGTTCCCCATCAGAGCAGGCAGCGCGTCCGCTGCCACGAGCTTGACGATCGCTTGAGCGACGTTCGTCGACGTTATCGCAGCCATCCACAGTCTCCTTTGTTCAAGACTCTTCCTCCAACGCCCTATCGGGCGCTCACCTTCCCGTCTCCGCCACCTAAAGCGCCGCTCGGACGTCGCTTTGAGCTGACGAAGCAGTCGTCACGGACCTCGTGCTGACTGTTAGCCCGCCCCAATCGAGTTTGCAATGTCGAGGGAGGCAGGCCAATTAGTTGGAACCCATGAGACGGGCAACCTCTTGCCACGCTCTCTTGGATTGCTCAGGCTTCATACCGGGACGGATATCGTCAAGTTCGAAACTTGACCGGGTTAGTTCCGACCCGCTCTTTGAGGGAACTCCTGAGCCTCCTGGAATACGAGGCGGGAGCAACTCTGGGTTCTCACCCAGGAATCGCGTCAGATAGTCCTCGAGCGGAAGTTTCTCGCCACGGAGAACTCCGTAGAGTTCGCCGTCTTCCGAGAGGCTCACGTCTTCGCGGACGATCCGAACCGCGAGATCGGACTTGCGAACACCCCGCTCTTGGAGAGCGTCTCGGATTCTTCCGAGACGTTCCCGCTCCGCCACTTCCCGTCGTGTTCTCTGATTCTCTGCAGCCAGTTCTTGCACCCGCTGCTCCAATTCCTCGCGGCGTCGCCGCTCTCCCTCTAGCTCCAGGCGATAGCGAGTAGCCGGAGACGATCCGCCCGAGGCTGAACTGGTTTGGCTTGCCGAATCATCCATCTGCTCTTCCTCCCGTCTCGCAGCATTCGATCTCGTCGAGTACAGCATCCTTGGTAGCTTGGCTTGAAGTCTCCAGGTACTTAAGGGCGATGCGCTTCCGCATCTCCTTCGTAAGTCGCGGCGAGTTCAGTCCAAGCTTCTTGAGGTCGTGTGCGGTCTGGATCTCATCTCTGAGATCGGTATGCTCGAACTGGTCAAGTCCCGAGATCTCGATTTCTACCTCGTCTTTACGCGCTTCTGCGACGGTCCTGATCAGCTTACTCACAAAATCGCGAAGCATGGTTCCGTAGGAACGTAGGACTTCATGTGTGACCGCAAAGTCCCGTCGCTTGCTCTCGCCTGACTGACTGAGGTGGCGCGCCTCTCGGCCGCCCGCCTGCGTCATGAGGTAGCAGACGCGGTAGATCTCATCCTTGAGCCTGTCGAGATTCTCGGCCGCGATCTGAAACACCTTGCCTTCAGGCTCGGTCCAGCCGAACCGGTCGTCGGGTCCTAGTTGAATGTAGTAAGCTTCGCCGACCATCTGTTGCCAATCGCGCTCCGAATAGACGACAGGCATAGCGAAAAGGCCCATATGAAGCGCCCAAGAAAGTGCATTTGACTTGTTTAGATGTTCTTTCGCCAGGAGCCCCGCCTTGTTGGCCAGCCACAGCCCTTCGGACACCGACATCTTCATCAGGGGAACGCGGCGGAGGTTTGCGAAGCCGTGTCGGCCGCGCGCAACCATGCGCGCTTCCTTCCTGTCGCTCGGCTCATCGCATTGGACGTATACTTCGTAGTTCTCCCGATCGAATCGTGTCCAGCGTGTCTCCCGAATGACACGGCTCTCTCCAGGACTCGGCTGGAACTCGCGGGTCGATCGTAGAACGGCCCATTCGAACTCGCCGGTTGAGTCTTGGCTCCAGTTGATGAGTTCGAGCGGAGAACATGGGGCGACGTAGGCCCTGGAGGCGCCCGTCGAGTCCTCCTCCGCTCGGCTGGACGCTTCGGCTCGTGCTTCAGGGAAATCGATCCGCAGGTAGCTTTCCCCGAATACTAGAGTCTCGAGGAAAGTCTGACGGAGGAGTTCGAAGAGGCCAGTGTTCCTGCAGTCGCAGTTCGAGACAAAGTCTTTATAGAATCCTGCAGTCGACGACGTGCTGGTCCGACACTGTAGCGTCGGACGAGTTCGAAAGAGGGCGGCTGCATACCAGTCGATACAGCTGCCCAAGTAGTTCTCGTAGAAGACTCGCGAGAGGCGCTCGCCGTAAACGTCAGTGGGCTCCTTTTGTCGCTTAATGAGGTGTCGCGAGGCATTTCTTCTAAGTTGTTCGCCGCCGACATATAGGTCCCAGTATCGTTCCCATAGCCCCTTGCGGTCGCTGTATCGTGGGTGTTCCGCATCAAGAAAGTCGATCAAGTCCTTGCTCCGTCTCCCTAGAACAGTCGTCCCGCTTGCTCGCCGACCGGATGGTGGAAAGCGTGCTCGCCCCAGAGCAGATACCCGAGGGCGTCAGTCGCATGAGTTCGCCTGCCGTCACTCTTGTCTACGACTGAGCTTCCCTCCTTGTAAACGGTCTCCTCAAGATCCTCGATCAGAGATCCGCACCTTGGAGAGATGCGAAGTCGGATGTCCCCCGACGCGCTCTTCAGGCGCCCGTTCACAAGATTCACGCGGTCGCGGACCGGTGGGTTGGCCTTACCGAAGCGCACATCGGCCCTCCACCCTGGTCTTGAGCGCACGAAGCTCCGAATGATTTCCAGATCTGAGAATCGGCTGGATGTCTTGTGCTGCCCGCCGCTCGCATCGCCGTAGAACCTCATTCCGCCACAGTGCCCCCCGTATCTCGCCTCGAACTCTTCCAACGCTTCCTCCGTCGTCGACGAGTGAAGGACGATCTCGTCATGCACGTGAACCGCGCCGTCCAGAGACTGCGCAACGAGGACAGTCATGGGGTTTACGTTGAAGTCCCACGAGACGATAAGGCAGTCGCCAGGCTGGATACAACACTCCTGCACATTGCGCTCTCGATCAAACTCCCGATATACTCGACCGGCGCCGAGGCTAAGGTACTTACCGAGTACCTCTTGCTCAAAGAAGCGTTCGTCATAGCTTGTCCTCAATCGTTCGTAGTAGTCCGGCGTACCCGCTAAGAGGTGCTGGTTCTCAAACGGGCGCGCGCGTACAATGCCGTATTCGGCAGAGTTAGATCCGATGAATTTCCGGTGGACCCAATCGAACCCCTTCGGGGTCCAGACGCCAAACCCGGAAAGTCTCGTAGCGTCGGGATCTCGCAGTCGAGCTTCCAGGCGCAGCCACGAGTCTTCTGAGCAGTAGGTTAGTTCGTCAAGACCAAACCAAGCCAGATTGGTGCCGCGCAAGCGATCCGCGTGGTCCATGGAGCGGAGCAAGACCTGCGATCCGGTATCGCAAAAATGCAGGATCCGACTGCTGCGGTTGTACGAGGTCTTGATTCTGAGGCGATCGCAGTGCTCTACCAAGGCTCGAACCGTGACGTCTGACAGCATCCCATAGGTGGGAGCTCCGACCAGTCCAGTTCGGCCCGGGTTCTGATAAGCGAGGCGGACGGCCTCGAAGCAGAGAGCGCAGCTCTTGCCTGATCCGACCGGACCGGAGAAGCCTTTAAATCGCTCTGGCTTCCCTAGGAACCTTCGTTGTGATGGAAGTGCCTCATAGGTAAGCGAGCGAATGACCGCTCCGCCTGGTGGCGGAGCCAACTCCGCCCTATTGTTCGTCAATACAAGACAGTCCCCTCCCGCCGATCTTTCGCAAATGTTACCGGCGACATCGTCCGCCGCTCAGTAGTCACTTCTCTCTGAGTTCAAGTTACCGCGAGGACTTGCCTCGTCGAATGCAGGCCGCATCTATCTCTCTGATTCCAAAGCGACAAAAAAAATATAGATTGCGTGATGCCGATTTCGGAAGCGCTAGTGCTCACGAGCGATGAGCGCCTGTACTTTGTCTTCGGTCGCTCGACAGATCGAAAGAAGCCATGCCTCCGCCTCTTGGGCGACGTCTGTCGGTAGCGCGGTCACGGCCTCAACATGACCGTGGCCTTCGCGCGCCGAGGAGTACGCTTGGTCAAGCGCAGGTGGGCGCTCGGACTCGGCCCAACGCGTACTTGGGTTGAGAGCTTGTACCAGAGATGCTTCGATCGCCACGATGCGCCGATGCTCGGCGACCAACTCTCCGGTGCCTTCTGACTGCAGCTGATCGATCGATGCTGGAAGCTTCTTGATTAGCTTTCCAATGCGGCTGGCCCTTTCCCGCAAGTTGTGTTCAATCTGCCTAATCGCTCCTTCGTAGAGAGGTATTTCGTGTTCACTCGCCTGGGGAATCCGAATCTGCTGGTACCAGTTCCACAGAGCCAGGTAGGTGCCCGCCAGTTTCGCGGTAGTCAGCAGCTTGCGGCTGATCCTTCCGTAGCGCTGCCGGTCGAAACCCGCCTGGATGGCGCTCGGACCAGAGTCGGCGTAGATGCAGTCAGCTGGTACGTTCTTGCGCACAATCGATCCCGCAGCCACTACAGCCCCGAAATCTATCTCAACGGGGCCTACGATCCCGACTTGTCCGCCTACGAAGATCGGGGCTCTTCGTAGCAGCAATCCGCGCGGGTCGCCGATGAGCGTTCCCCATTTGTCGCCACGCGGATCGAAATTGAAGTGGATCGCGCCGGAGCCGATTTCCGAGTGGTTCGATCGGGATGTGCCTCCGGTCATGAACAGGTCGCAGTAGTTAATCAGAGAGCCGGCGACGCAGGTCGCTGTGAGAATCGTGTTCTTGAAGGCTACGCTGTGTGCGGCTTCGGTCTGTTCCTCCAACAGCGTTCCAGGCCTGACCTCCGCGAATCCCCGAATACAGGCGCCGTCGAGGAGCGTTGCGCCGTCAAAAGTGCCGGCTCCGATTTCGCAGCCTCGCCCGATCTGGCAATCCGAAATTCGTGCGGGCCCTGAGATGCCCACGCGCGTGCCTGCACCAATGAACAGCTCTGACCCGCTCAGAGCGGCTTGGTAGATCTCGGCGCCAGGCTCAATGCGCTCCAAGCGCACATCCTCTGCGATCCAAACCTGTTCTGCACCCCAGACCTTGACGCCCCGGTCACTCAGACGGGCCAGGCGCAGTCGGTTCCCGCCCTCGTCGTACCGCAACCTTAGACCCCCTGTGGCTCGGACTCAGCCAGGCTGCTCAGTACATGTTCGACCGCCGTTCCGATCGTGCTCGTGTCTGGGCCGCCGCCTTCGGCCATATCCGGCCGCCCGCCGCCTTTCCCGCCTACAAGCTTCGCGGCCTCGCCCAGCAGTTTGCCCGCGTGTACGCGAGTCCCGGCTAGATCCTTCGTGACTCCGCATATCAGCGCGGCCTTGCCGTCGATCGAAGAGCCCAGGAATACGACTCCAGATCCCAACTGGTTCTTGAGACTGTCCGCCAGCGATCTGAGCTGCTTCCGGTCCAGGCCCTTAACTTCTGAGGCAACGACGCGGAAATCCTCAACGGTCTTCGCCGTTGCCAGTATCTCGGATGTCTTCGACTCCGCGAGCTTCGCTCGGAGCGTTTCGATCTCTCGCTCCAGGCTTCTGCGGTCGGCGACGAGACGTACAACCGAGTCGCACACCTCCGACTCTCTGCTCTTGAGGACTTCTGACAGATTCCGAATCAAGGCCTCGTTCGTCTGGTATCTATGGAGACCGTTCTCGCCAGTTACGGCCTCCAGGCGTCGCACTCCGGCTGACACGCTGCCTTCGCTCGTAATCTTGAATACGCCGATTTCTCCTGTCCGGTTCACGTGCGTTCCCCCGCAGAGCTCTCGGCTGAAATCACCCACTCGGACCACTCGTACCTGGTCCTCGTACTTTTCGCCAAACAGGGCCATCGCACCGCCTTGGACCGCGTCCTGTAGGTCTTGAACCTCGGTACCGACTGGCGTATCGTTTCGAACCTGCTCGTTCACCATGCGCTCGACTTCCACCAGCTCTACTTCTCCAATAGGCGCGTAGTGAGTGACATCGAATCGCAGCCGATCGGGATCGACCACTGATCCCGCCTGCTTGACGTGAGTCCCCAATACCTGACGCAAGGCAGCGTGCATCAAGTGCGTAGCGGTGTGGTTCCTTCTGATCGATTCTCTGCGTTCGAAATCGACGATTGCCTCGACCCTATCGCCGACTCGTAGGTCCGCCTTGAGGTCGACTCGGTGGACGGAAAGCCCTTTTAGTGGTGTCTGGACGTCAAGGACGCGGCTCTGATGCTCCCCGGCGATCAGTAGAATCCCCTGATCCCCTACCTGGCCCCCAGACTCCGCGTAGAAAGGAGTCCGGTTCAGGACGACTTCACACTCTTCCCCGGATCGAGCGTGGTCTATGCTTTCACCCTCGGATAGGATGCCCACCACTATCGCGTCCGGCACGACAGTGGTTTCGTAGCCCAAGAACCGAGTCGGATGCGCTGCAAGCAAAGCTTGGTATGCGGGCCCGACGGTTGATTGCGTTCCGCCCTTCCAACTGGCTCGTGCTCTAGCTCGCTGCTCCTCCATCTCTGCGGCAAAACCCTCGAGATCGATGGTGAGTCCACGTTCGCGAGCTAGTTCCTTCTGCTCGTCAAGCGCTAGGCCATACGTGTCGTATAGCTTGAAAGCTGCCAAACCGGGAATAACGTCGCTCTCAACCGACTCTAGAGTCGATTCGAATTCACGTTCAGCCGTCGCGAAGTTGCGGCTGTAGCGGATCTCCTCGTCTCTTACCATCTTCTGTACGCGCTCCGCGGATTCTAAGAGCTCCGGGTAGCCCGACTTCATCATGTCCGCAACGAACTTCGTCAGCTCGAACAGGAACGGCTGTCCGCTCCCAGCTAGGCGTCCATGTCGTAGGGCCCGTCTCATGATCTTGCGAAGAACGTAGCCTCGTCCTTCGTTGGCCGGCGCTACGCCGTCGTGGATCAGAAATTCAGCTGCTCGACTGTGGTCCGCGATGATCCGAAGTGCGGTGTCATGCTTGGGATCAACCCCGTATTTCAACCCGAGTAACTCGGCCGCCCGGTCAATGATCGGCCGCATGAGGTCTGAGTCGAAGTTGCTGAGCTTTCCCTGGAGCACGGCCGCCATGCGTTCTAGGCCCATTCCTGTGTCGATAGACGGTTTTGGCAGCGGGCTTAGATTCCCTTCCGCATCCCTGTCGAACTGCATGAACACCAGATTCCAAATCTCGACGTAGCGGCTCGCGTCGCTAGGGAATGGCTCGTCCGCTT